TTTGCGATTACTTTACCAAGTTGTGATTCTTCATCAACTGCATAGAGGATTGTGTTGGGTTGGAAAGTGATGTACGACTTACCATCTATCGTCTGTGTTTTCTTGTCGTTAGTGTACATCAAGTCACCTTGCATGACTGTATTCCAAGATAGATTAGATAAGTATTTGAATGAGGTTAGGAATTTTTCTTTAAGTTGGCCACCTAGGTCGGGACTATTCTTTATTTCATCTTCTGAGGTATAAAATAAAGGAGTCTTATTGAATAGGGATTTCTTTGCAACAAAGAATTGATTTGTCTCGGGATGTCTTCCACAAAAGATAGCAGGAGCTCCGTCCCACTTAACAGTCATATTAACTTTAGAGTTAGAATGACCTTTCATCATGTCTCTTAGACCTTGAAGAAAGTTAATTGCACCACGACCACCCTCAATACCTTGATTGATGATTTCGTCTTCTAAATGTTCTAAATGTAGGTTTTTTGCACTCATAGTAGGTATTATACACCAATTTGGTGTCCTTGTCTACTATTTATGTATTTTTTAGCTGTCTAAGAACTTGCTAAGGTCGTTTCACCAGCATCAACTCTAGATTGAATGTGGTTAAGGTCTGTGGTAATTGCATCAATTGAAGTCTGCAAGACTGTAGGTGTATCAGCATTCTGTTCGATTGCATTTGCTGGAGAACCATTTTCTGTTGATGTACGTTCTGTGTACATATCTACAAACACTTGGTCTAAATCAGTTGTGTTAACACCTTGAGCATTGTGCCAAACTAAAAATGCATCTCTTCCAGCTCCAGTCCATTCTGCTGGGGATGTATCTGATTTAGTTTCACCTACAAAATATGTTTTTTCAACCCCATTATGCCAATCGAGTTGGTTCTGTAGTGAATTTTTTTTAGTAGTTAATTCGCTGATTAGGTCTGTAAGTTCTGACATGTATAACTCCGTATATGTTTACGTAATTATTTATGTTTTAGAGAGCGGTGTCGAGTGCAATTTGTCCTCGATTTTGTCAATTTTTTTGGTGAGTTTTTTTGTTGCAGATGTGTCGTGTTCCTTCTTTGCTTCACGAAGTTTCTTTTTTAGTGCAATCTTTTCCTCGATTGCACTTATTACATCTGAGGATTTCAAGTTAGTAGTCATAATATCATATGTATTTATAGCATCTCTGAACACCTATTATATGCTTCGGTGCCAGTAGTGAACTCAAAGGTTTCATTTGTGGTATAGTCTCTTCCAGTACATTCTTCTATAAGAGTTCCATTGCTCATCTGTTGTCTGAACATCCAGTTTCCTATGGTTGAATTACCACCTTCATATAAGTTAAAATCAAAATTATATAGAAGATATAGATTATTCTGTGAACCGCTCATGTTCATATCAATACTAGTGATATCGTTGTATAACTGAATTAGGTCTGTTGTGTATCTATTTGCCATTATGTAGGCTACATCATCGTTAAAGTAAGGATTATTAACAGTGTCATGTATTCTGTATTCAAATCCTCTAGTTGATGAGTTGTTGTCACGTACTTTAATCACACTTCTATACTCATCTCTGACAGCCAGTTCTACACTCATATCTCCAGTGAATTTTACGAATGTTTTCTCGTAGTTGTATCCACCAACTTCTTTTTGTTGTTCTACAGATATGTGTACCCTGTATCCATCTACAATAGTTTCGTTGTCTTTGATGAGTTCTTCATAGTTCTCTGATATAAGAACCGATGAATTGGCTTCTAGATTTGCCATAGTAATTTCTATAGGTGAACTTTCTTGGTCTAATATTTGACCAGTCGAATTACCCACTATACCATTAAAGTTGTGCCTACGGTTATATCTGAACCACTCATCTTCTTGTGTGCTTACAGTCTGATTTTGTATATCAAAAGTAACTGAAGAAAATGTTTCGTTATTAAGTATCTTACTGATAACATCTTCTGTTAAAAGACCCCTAAATCCCATATTGTATTGCTCTTTAAGAACATTCTCAATCGTGTGTAGTGTGGTAAGAAAATCTACTACCTTTTCACCTATGGCTTGTTGTGTGGTATCTCCCGAGGCAATGAAATCATCGTAGAAATAGTATCTACTAATATTGAAATTGGTTTCCAAGTTATAGAGGAATGTGTCTACATCCCCTTGAATTGAGTATGCAATACTATTTGCAGTAGAACCACATCCGTCTGCAACTGATATACTGCTACTCATTTGACTATTGATTGCAGTGAGTAACATGGTTGTGAATGGGGTGACATTTGCTTTATACGTACTATCACCGTGTGGGAAGTACATCATAGTATATGCACTTTCTACATACCCTCTTGTCGAATCGTATGCACCTATTGGTACTTCTGCAACCCTCGGGCGGGATAATCCACAGTTGGTGGTGAAGTTGCTTATTGCATCAAAATCTGATTCTAGAAACTCATATTCATTAGTATCAGAATTCCATACACCCGAGGGTTCTCCATCGTCCTGTGTCAAGTTGAAATTGAAATCAACAAAGACATTGGCACCTTCTACATATCCATCGATTACCTTAGTTCCGTAAATCGGGGATGATGATACTGGTGGGGTTGATAAAGACTGTAATGATTGTAGTTCGGGTGAAGAACTTCCACCCCCGCCACAACTAACTAATACAGTAAGTATTGGTATAATAATTAAATTTTTCATAAGACCTCTCATAATCTATAGTATTATTATACTACGATGACTATGATTAGTCAATGGGCTTTATCGGTTTCGGTAAGTTTCTCTATCAAGCCTTGGGCGTGCTTTTGGGTTAGACCCTTTCTTATAATGGTCAATAGGTTTTAGACCTTTGGACATATCGATTTGACTTGCAGCTTCAACGATTTTTATATTACCCGACAATGTTATTCTAGGAGTAGCACACTTGTTGGGTGATACTGCATGAAAGATTGTCGAAGGAAAGATGTATAATGTCCCTTTATCTCTAATTTGTGGTACATAGTCTCGATGATTTTCATAAGCTCCTAGGAGCTCTTTTAGACATGCATCGCTATTGGTTGCATTCCTATTCTTAAACACAATATGAGAGTTTCCAGTTTCATGTACATAACACCATGAGAAATCAGAACAATTAGTACCTTGATGGTCATGGGAATCTTGAAATCCACCCTCATCGTATGTGTTAATCCAAGGTATTTCCATCATACTGGTAATGTCACACTTGGGCCCCAGTAGACTCAAGAACTGCGTTTGGAACGTATCATAGATGATATCTAATATTGGTGCATAATCTACTTGTAAATTTAGTTCAGAAGCTTGTGACGTTTTACAACTACTGTATGTAAATTCTTCTTCACATAATTCATCTAAATTTTTATCCTCAAACCACTCATCAAATGGTGTTGGGTCTAGTTCTATTGCAGTTATAGGAACACCCCATAACAAATCATCAGACCTTGAATTCTGAAAAATCTCTTTTTTGTCCATCATTTCTTCCTCTATCAAACACTGGTACTGAATCATCGACGGCTGAGTCTATCAGTTCTTCTTGTGCTTCTTGTTCACAGTCGTAGAGTTTCATTCTACTTCTGTCGACACCAATAACAAACCTTTTGAATACGGTTGGGTCATTGTATCTATTCTTTAATTGTTTGACCACCATTTGGTCTAACTCTTCTAATTCATCACTGGTAATCAGTGCAAACATGAAGTCTGCAGTCGCTGGTAATCCAAATGATTCTGAAGTATCAGTAAGTTCTACATCTGTAGAACCATATCCACTTCTTGTTGTTTGTGTTGCACTCATGATTGGTACATCAAACTCTACTGCAAGTCCTCTAAGTTCCTCTGCAATACTCTTTACTAGTGTATATGAGTTTGCACCACTGCCTGGCTTGACTCTTGCACTTGAACATATATTTAGATAGTCGATATAAATCATATCGGGTTTGAAATCTTTCTTAATGTTCAGTTCTTGTAATAGATGTCGGAAGTGACCAACATGTGCTGATGCAGTAGGGTACTCTTTGACAATCAATTTACCTTTGGTCTTCTCTTTGATTTTGTCAATCTTCTTATCAAATTGTGTCTTAGATAAGTCGGGCAAGTCTTTCATAGGGATATTCAATGTGTTCGAATCTATCCTCTCTGCAATCCTTTCTTCTGACATTTCAAGTGTAATATAAAGTACGTTCTTGTTCATCATCAAGTTGGCTGATGCCATGTGACACATAAACAGTGACTTACCAACACCAGTACCAGCAAGACATATGTTTAGAGTCTTGTTGGGAAGACCACCTTTGGTAACCTTGTTGAAGTATTCCAAGTCAAATGGAAGTTTTTCTTCTTCAGTGTGGTAGAATTCGAATCTATCATCTGAGTTTTCAATGAAATCGTGACCAATGTTAGTGTCAAACGATACAGATAAAGCTTCTTTTAAAAGGTCGGGTATTTCTCCAGTCGAACGTTGGGACTTTTTGTCGATGACTTCGATACTGTCCATGACTGCAATATAGATTGCTCTATCTTGACACCATTTCTCAGTTTCTTCTACCAACCATTCGGTTGGAGTCTCTTCACTGTCCTTACTAATACTATCTACAATAGTTTTTGCGTTCGATAACTGTCCGTCATTAAGAGACGTATTGTTATCAAGATTTATGAGAAGTGCTTCCACTGTAGGTGGTTTAGTGTACTTATCGAAGTATGAAACTACTTCGTTGAACACAGTCTTCTCGTCCGACTCGGAGAAATACTCTTCCTTAAGGAATGGTATTACCTTCCTTGTAAAAGATTCACTCTGAACTAAGTTCTTCAGTATCGTCTGTTCTAGTCTCACTTGTTCCATACTTAAAATATTCCTGTGCTTTCTTCTCGAGCAGTTCCATCACATCGGGTGTGAAGTACTTCTCGGGATTATTATTAATCGTCTTTCCGAAATCGGTTTTACCTGTAGGTAGTTTAACACGAGTTCCTTCTTTTGTAAAGACGCCAAATGCAAGTGCCATGTCTAATAGACCATAGTACCTATCTAATCCTTTTTCATAAGAAAGTCTAACATCCACTATTCTATTTTCTACAGTCAATCTTGACTTTGCATTCTTACAGTGAATGATATTTCCGATTATCTCTGTCCCATCCTTCTCTTTCTTTTTAGATAGATAGATGATAGACGATGCAGCGTACTTGAGTCCACTACCACCACCCATTTCTTTCTGAGGGAACATAGAACCAATCACATCATATGTGTGGTTTGTGACAATCATAGGAACACCAACTCGACCAAGTTTCAAAGTTAGAACTCTAAATGCACCTTTTACAATTTGTGCTCGAGTCATATCCTTTGTCTCTTTACCTTCTGCAGTATCTTCGATTTCTTTGGTTGTTGATAACATACCAAGTGAATCTAAACACATCATCAAAGGTGGACGTTTGGATTTTGGGGTTTCAGCATACTTATCCAGTATACTAATCGATTGAGTTCTGAATTCTTGTACAGTAACCACTGGGACAATAATCATCCTAGAGGAATCAATTCCCCTAGATTCAATCATATCCTTTGATATTGCTGACTCAGACTCAAAGTATATAACTGCAGAATCGGGATTATCAGATAGGAATTGTTTTACTATGCCTAATGCAAAGTATGTTTTACCTGTTGCTGATTCTCCTGCGATTGCAGTAATTTTGTTGTCGGGAAGTCCACCGTATAGTGAACCACTTAATAGTGCATTGAAAATGTGACTACCTGTGTCTACAAAGGTATCAACATCTCCAGCTGCAACACCGTCCGAAACAATATTTGCATATTCGTGTCCCGATGCTTTTACTAAATCTTTAATAAATGACATAACACTTCTCCATAATGTATATCCATTATAGACTATGTTTGGGGTTTGTGCAAGGGGGTTTTAAAGTTTTTTTTCTATATTAGATAACTTTTTACCAACTTCAGACATTTTTTTGTCGAACCTAGTATGTTCCTTCATCATAGCCTTTAACTCTGACATTCCTAATTCCAAGTGGATTATGAATCCGAATATTGCACATATCATTGCAATATAGAAACAATCCATTGGTGATATAGGCACTACAATACCTCGTCAATCTGTTCTTGAGTGACGACTCCTTTCTCCATTAGAAGCTTTCTATGCTCCATGTGACGTTCTGTTGTGGTGTCTTTATTCTCACCAGTATATTCCACTGCATGATGGTCAAGAATCATTTGTTTGTTGACATTGATGACTGATTCATCTTCGTTATGAACAAATAACTCTCCAAGTATGCGTCCGAATTTTCCTTTGTCGTGACTAACGAGGGTAATATTACCTTCTGATAGAAGATGTGTAAGATGTTTTTTAGATGCTTTACCAAACAATTTCTCCACTAGGTCTCTTGTTCTTGATTCGGGTGTATCTATACCCATTAGACGCACTCTCTGTTTTTTTAGAACAGTAGAGAAGCCTAAGTCTATGTTGACATCAACTGTGTCGCCATCGACTATTTTAGTTATCGTAACGTGAAATTCACTTTGTTTAAAATATGTGGCCATGTGATTATTTAGGATAATTGTGTCTGCGATGTTCCAACTTGGTATCGTAATCAATCATTGCCTTTTTGATTGCGTCTTCGGCAAGAACAGAACAATGAAGTTTAATCGGCGGAAGGTCTAACGCATCAGCGATGTCTTTATCCTTAATTAGTTTAGCTTCTTCGATAGTCTTACCCATCATCATATCAACAAACATGGACGAACTTGCAATTGCACTTCCACATCCATAGGTTTTAAACTTTACGTCAATGATTTTTTCATCATCGTCCAGTAATAATTGCAATTGCATTACATCACCACAGGCTGGTGCGCCTGCAAGTCCTGTTGCAACATGTGGGTCGTCTTTGTCTAATCGACCTACGGAGTGTTTTTTGGGGTTCGCAAGTACTGCTTCAAATCTTTGAACTACTTCTTTTGAGTATGCCATAACGTTATTTATCCGAAAAAAGAATCTAGCGAAGCAACTGGTTCAACATTCCAGCCAATCTTTTCTATAACCACCTTCAATGGTTCTATGAATGACTTGTCGAATTGCATATCATAATCGATATACTTATGCAAGTCGAACTCCTTTGGTAGAACGTTCATAAATGATATGACGTTCTCATTGATTGGATTCGGTGTTGTGAGATAAGTGAAGTGTAGTTTCTCTCCACTCTTAATCAACTCATAACGCTTGTGAATATTCTTCTTAGTTAGATGATGATTGTAAAGTAATGCACCGCGTACGTGTATGGGTGTACCCTTTCCGTAAATCATCGATGGGTCTGCATACTGTCCTAGGTTATTACAACCCCTAGGTGAAGACATGTCTTCGGGTGGTAACCTACGGAAGTCCATACGAGCATTCTCTACGAAATCCCATAGTTCTTCTTCGTCACCTTGCATAACAATCTTGAATGCATCTGTAAGTTTACCTCTAACCCATTGTGGTGTAC